GGTGTTGCCCAGCTCGCCGGCGTCCAGGGCCTCGATCTCGGCGACGCCCGACGTGGCGGTCAGCTTGACCGTGGTGCGCACCCGGAACAGCACCTGATCGTCGCGCTGCAGCAGCGTGCCGGCGTCCAGCAGCGCCGACACGGCGCCGGTGAAGGCCGCCGGACCAGCCGCCGCGACAGCCTCCAGCCGGTCACGCTTGAGCCGTGCCCGGGCCATGCGCAGCAGCGTTTCTTCATCGGCCGTATCCGGAAGAATCTGGTCGGCGATGTACTGCTGATGGCCGTAACGGCCGTAACTGGCGGCGCCCAGGACTCGGGCCAGCACTTCGGCATCGGAGCGCACCAGCGCGCTACCACCGGACAGGTCCGACTGCGCCCGGGCAATCAGCGCGGGCAACGTAGGGGTTTCAAACGGCATTGATCACCTGCCATAGCTTGTCTAGTTGAACATCGATCACCGACCCGTCACGCATCGACAGCACTACCTGCAGGCTCAAGCGGGTGACCTCGCGTGACGCCGTTACGGTAACGGCCGCCACCCGATCGTCATCGTCCAGCCAGGCCAGCGACTCACGGGCGAACGCCTCGGCGTCGCGCACCGTGTCATCGGTCAGCGTGCGGCGGCGCAACTGCCACAGACGGGAACCGATGCGGTCACGCTCAACCGTGGGAAAGGTGTCGCCCCACCAGCCATAGCGCTGGTCGTCGTCCAGCGAGTCGCCCTCATCGGCGCGCCGCCAAGTCAGCAGACTGATCACCACCGCCCGCTGCCAGGCCTGTTCTGAGCCTTCATCGCTGAATAGCTGCATGTCAGGCTCCCTTAACCGGCTGCTTGTCCGAGCCTTCGTGCACGTGCAGCGAGGTGCTGACGCCGGCGGCGATCTGGTCGCCGTCAGATACGATGCGCCCGGTAGTGCTGATCAGCGGCGTATCGAACTCGACTGCCGTTTCAGCCTTGACCCGGAACGTCGCGGTTTGCACCTCGATCACGCGGCCCCGCTTGAAGTGCAATACGTCGCCCTCGTCGGTGTGCAAGGCCACTTCGCCGCTCTCCAGGCCCTGCAGGCGAAAGCGCCGATCCGACACGCAGATCACCACCCCATGCGAGCGATCGCCACCCAGGAACGCCGCCAGGCCCTCGGCGCCGGGGTGCGGGTTGGACGTGAACCCGTAGGGCTCGAAGTGCTCCATGCCGTCTTTCACTTCGTCGGCGGTCAGGCGCATCTGCAGGCCCTGCAACTTGCGGCCAGCGTCGACCAGGGCGACGACACCCCGGGCGAAGAAATTTCTCATGGGTTTCATTGGCCAGGCTTCCAGTCAGCAGGAATCAGGTATTCGAAGTTGTCGGCCTTGCCGCCCTTCTTGAGCTTGCGCGACTTGTGCGGGTCTTTCGGCTCAGGGTCGAAGCCATCCGGCGGACCTACCACGATGTTGGCCACCGTCCCGGCGTCATCCAGCACGTATTCGATTTCACTGATCAGCATGTCGCGATCAATGCCCATCAGTGGATCGACCACCCGCACCACCATGTTCGGCAACCACAGCGCGCCGTTGGACTGCCGCCACCCCTGCACCTGATAGTTCAGGGTCAGCGCCTTACCCATGCGGCTGCCGCGCTCCCAGTTGGCCCTGGCCTGGGCCAGCTCCGGGGTCATCTGGCCGCTCTCGTGGATCAGCAGCACGCGGTGACGGGTAGCACGGGGGTCGGTTAGCTCGGCCTTGACTTCGCTGGCCTGCTCGCCGTAAGCGCTATCTGACCCCGAGCGTTGTCCGGTCACGCGGTAGTCGGAGAACACCCCGGAAAAATCCAACTCAGCGCGACCGGTCAGGATGTTCTGTCCCAGCTCCAGGCGATCGACAGCACGCCCGGCGCTGCCGGGTTTGATGATCACCACCCGCCCCCGCGCGTCATCGGTCGACAGCAGACGGGAAAGCGTCAGCAGCCGGTCGATCGATTCGAACACGGTTTCGCCGGGCTCAATCTGGTGGTCGGCCAGCTTGGTGGTTTCCGCCACCTCGCTCAGCACCTTGACCCCGTAGGGTTCAGCCAGCGCCTGGACGATCTTCTGCACGCTCTGCCCGCGCCACTGACCGGGCTTGTTGACCGCCGAGCTGTCCACCAGGTCAGCGGTCAGCGAACGGCCAGACACCGACCGTTCAACACTGCGGCTGTCGTAGCTGATCGGCGTGGCGAACACCCACCCGGTCAGCACCAGGTCGCCGCCGATGCGTACTTCGCAGTAGTCACCCTGCCGCACCGGGATTTCCACCACCTGGCCGGGCCAGCGCCACGTCACCCCCAGGCGGAAATCACGGCTTTGTCGCTCGATCCCTGCACTGATGCTGACTTTCTTCCAGCCGCGATAGTCCAGGCCGTTCACGCTCAGCGTGACAGCATTCATTTCGTCCATAGGCTTACTCTTGAGCGACGGCCAGCACCCCGACAGGCAAGAACCCCGGGTGCGCGACCTTGTTACGCGTAACAATTTCAGCGGCGCGGGTCGCGTCGCCGTAGCGCTGATAGGCCAGCACCACCGCCGGCAGGCTCTCCAGCGTGGTGACCTCAGCCAGGCGCACGCCGGCGCGGGCCACCTCGGTCAGGTGGGCGCGCACCTGCTTGCGCACAACCTCCAGCACCTCGAAATGCTCATGGGGTGCGGTCTGCTCAGCCGCCACTAGCGCGGCCTCGATCGCGTCGCGCAGGGCCACCACGTCAGCGGTAACCGGTACGTCGGGGCGCACGATCGGCGAAACCACTTGCTGCTGCAGGGATGGATAAGCCGACAGTGAGGCCGGCGCTTGCACCACCGGCATGACTGCGGCCGTGCGCACGGCCAGGACAATCAACGCATCCCGCACCAGTTCGCGGGCAGCCTCGATTACGGCCGCCGTAGCGGCGCCACCGGCGGCACTATTGCCCGCTGCAGCGGCCACCACTTGAGCAGCCAGGTCGCGGGACCGCTCGACCTGGGACGTGATCGCCCGGCTGGAATCGGCAAAACTGGAAAACTCCGGGTCGGCCTCCGGCAAAGCGGCCACCGTACTGGCGAACTCTGGGTCGGCTTCGATACTTGAAGCAGCTGCAGAACTCGATAGCGTGCTGCTCGAAGGCCCCCAGCGGTAACCCGTCGAACGACTGCCGCCGATGCTCGAGAACTGCCCCCGGATCATTGCCGAGAAGTTGCCCGGGGCGTTGATCAGCATGTCGGCCAGCGCTTCCACCGAACTGATCAGGCCCGTCAACTGGCGCAGCTCCTGGGAAATGGCCATCTGCACCCCGGCGATACCGTTCTGCAGGACAACCACCGCCAAGCGCGCCCGATTCACCAGTGCCATGGCTTCCTTGTAGCGCCTGATGGCCGACTGCAGCAGCGTTTCAGACGACTCTTCCAGTTGCCGCGCCGTATTCGGAGTGCCGGGCGGAAAGCCCTTTTCGCCCTCTTCGACAAACACCAGGTCGAAACGCGCCATGCCCCCTTCACGGCGCTCATGGCTCACCGAACATCCCGTCGCCGTCACCGTCAAACGGCCGTACCAGGGGTGAATCAGATCACCGGCGCCGGCCTTGTCCAAGGCGTTGAGCAAGGCATCACGCTTGAGCATGAAGTCTTCGCCGATCACGAAGGCGGCCAGCTTGATTTCCCGCGTTATGCGGCCCAGGTCCTCCACCAGCGGTTCATTTCGCTGGGGGTATTCATGGACCTGGGTGCGTCGACCGACTGGCATGCTGTCGCTGTCGACGTGAAACGGCACCCCACGAAAGGAGGCCGGCCGTAAATTGTCCCGCCACGTGGTCATCCTGCCCCCCTACCCAGTGAGCGATAGCCGACCTGCGGGGTAACCTGCAGGCCGGGCTGGTTGGATTCGCCCTGCTCGACGCGCATGCCCTGCGGGGCATTGTCGAAACGGACCACCATTGACCCTTCCAGCTGGGTCTTGTTGGCCGCTGCCGATTGCTGGACCAGCGACCCCCGCGACGCCGGCAAACCACCCGGCGCCGTGGCAGCCGCGGACGTCAGGCCAGGGCGCTGCACAACGGCCGATTCGGCCTGTTTCAGCGCCTCAGCCTGGGTCAGCCCCTTGGCATAGCTTTCCTTGGCCTGTTCGCCCAGCTGCGAGGCCGTAAGCGCGGGCGCCGACGACACCAGGCGAAGCGGCGGCCGCGCCGGCGCTTGCCCAGGAACGCGCAACAGGCTGGCCGCACTGGTGGCCTCGGGCATCAGTTGTACCGGCTCGGCGATCGGCCGCACCAGGGCGCCCGGCACCGGTTGGGCCGCTGCGTTGCGCGCCTGCTGCTGCTCCGTCCAGGCGTTGACCTTGTTGGTCGCGGCCTCAATCACCCCGCCTTCGGAGCTGAACCCCAGGAATTTCATCATGGGCTCAACGATCGGGCGAAGCTTCTTCCACAGCCCTTTGAAATAGGCCGTGATCGGCTCCCAGTGCTTGACCAGCAAGCCCAGCGGCGACCAGTCAAACAGGGTTTTGAGGAAGTCGAGGAACGGCACCGACAGCGCCTTGATCGCCTCCCACACCCCTTGGAAAAACCCGCTGATTGGCCCCCAGTTGTTGATAATCATCCCAAGCGGCGTGTAGGCGAATACCGTCCGCATAAAGCCCATGAACGGCACCGCCAGTGCCTTGACCAAGCCCCACAGGCTGGCAAAGAAGCGGGTCAGCGGCTGCCAGTTGGCAACGATCATGCCCAGCGGCGTCCAGGCGAAGGCCGTTTTCATCCAGCCCCACAGGATCATCGCTGGCCCCTTGATCATGTCCCATACTTGCTGGAAGTACGGCGCCACGGTCGACCAGTTGGCGATCAGCACACCCGCAGCAATGGCGATGCCGCGCACCACCAGGCCGATCGGGCTCATGCTCGCCACCCCGTTCATCAACGCCAGTGCCGCCGTCGCGCCGGCCGTGGCCAAGCGCAACACGGTGAAGCCAACGGCCGCACCCAGCACGCCCTTGATCAGCCAGGGATGCGCTGCAGCCAGCGCGCCAACACTGCTGATAATCGGCCCCACGGTGGCCATGAAGTCGTTCAGCGGCGGCAACAACATACTGCCAACCGTGATGCCCAGGCGGGTCACGCGGTTCTGCAGCAGCTGCATGGCGTTCTGTGTGGTGGCTGCCCGGGCGGCATACTCGCTGTTCATCGAACCGGCGTACTGCGTTTCATCGCCGATCGATTTGAAGTTTTTCTGCAGGGTGGCCAGGCTCGTCAGCAGCGGCGCGATGGCCCCCACCGATTCCTTGCCGAACAGGTTGGTCAGCACCGCCGCCTGCTTGCTCTTCTCGACCTTGGCCAGCGTCTGCAGCACGCGGTTAATCGTGCCCTCGCTGTCGCTCTGCATGCCCTTGGCCAGTTCGTTGGCGTCCAGGCGCAGCGCCTTGTAGGCCTCCTTCTGCGACTTGGTGGCCGCCGTGCCGGCGGTCAGGGTCAGCATGAAGTTCTTGATGCCGGTGGCCGCCACGTCCTGGGCGATACCCACACCGGCCAGGGTCGAACCCATGGCGGCCAGCTGGGCCGCGCTGACACCGGCCACCTCCCCCAACGGGCCGATGGCCGTCAGGATGTTGGAGATTTGCCCGGTACTCGCAGCGCCAGTGTTGCCCAGGTAGTTGATCTGGTCGGCCAGTGTCACCACCTCGGCCTGATTCATTTTGAAGGCCGTGCGCCACTTGGCCATCATCGATCCAGACTCTTCGGCCGTCTGGTCGAAGGCCACGCCCATTTTTACCGCGTCTTCGGCAAAGCGGTTCAGCTCTTCCCGGGCGATGCCCGACTGACCGCCCGCCGCGACGATCTGCGCGATGCCCTCGGCCGCCATCGGCAGCCGCTCGGACAGGCCCAGCACGTCGTCGCTCATGGCCTTGAACTGCGCCGGCGTGTCGAAGTTGACCACCTTTTTCACGTCGGCCATGGCGCTCTCGAAGCCCATGGCCGCCTTCACGCCCATGACGAACGGAGCCGCAATGGCGCCACCCTGCAGGGCCTCTCCAAAGGTGATCTTGCCCAGGCCCGAGCTGTTCAACTGCTTGCGCAGCATCGCCGCGTTCTTGCGCACGCCACTGAGCACCGGCGACAGCTTGTCGACGCCGGTGATCAGGGCCTTTAGCTGGAATTTATCCGCCACTGCCCCCCCCAGTCAGCGCGTTGATGCGCCACGCGTTTTCCTCGCTCTCGAACAGCGTGTCGAGGGTCCAGCCCAGCACCTCGCCTGGGGTGGCTTTCCACCACCAAGCGAGGTCATAGGCCAGCTCGGTTAGGCTGCCGACTGTTCCGAATCGCGGGGCATGAAAAAACCCACGATGAGCCAGGCCACGTTGTTCAAGTCGGGCAACGCCAACTGGTTCACCGAACTGGCGGGGATGGCTGCGCACACGGCGATGTACTTGGCCGCCACTTCCACGTCGAGGATCGGATAACCGCTCTCGCCGATGTTGTAGGGCAGCGCCTTGATGGCCCGGCATTCCTGCACGGTAGGGCGACGCAGGGTCAGTTCTTTGACCTCTTCGTTATGGGCCTGGATCGATTCGGCGAGGGTATGGGTTACGGTGCTCATTACTGCCAGTCTCCTTGGATGCCTTCGAATTTGAGCGAGACCTTGGCGTCGTCGCCGGTCACTTTGGTTTCGTCGACCAGGTACGCGCCGCTCAGCACGTACACGGAGCCATCGGCCAGCTCGGCCGTTACGGTCATGGCAATACCGGCGGCCAGCTTGGCCCGGGGGAAGTTGGCAGTTTTCACCGCGTCAACGACGACGTAGGGGATCAGGTCTTCTTCCTTGAAGTAGCCCCGCGTGACGGTTTCGCGCTTCACGTCCGACAGCGGGCATTCCACGCCGCCGGTGATGACCAACTGATCGCCGTCGACCTTGATGTAACAGGTGCCTGCGACTTTCTGACCCATAACGGGATCTCCCAGAAAAAAGCCCGCACAAGGCGGGCCGGGGTTGAACGATGCGGATTAAGTCGCCTCGGGGTACTGCAGGCGGAACTGGTACAGCAGCGCAAACACCCGCAACTGATTCACCAGGTCCGGCGGGAACAGCACGCTGAGCCGGTTCGGGTTGTTGGCGTCGCGCTCGACGATCAGGTACTGATTGAACATCTCGGCATTCTCGACAATGCCGTCACGCTCAAGCGCGCCGTAGGCCGCCACCAGCTCGCCGCGAATCACCTTCGGCGTGACGATCGCCTGGCCGGGGCCGAAGCGGGTACCGTCGTTGGCCAGCTTGTGACGCCCGTACTTGCTGGTGATGATGCTGCGCAGGTAGCGGATGACATACGCCGACTGGTGCAGCGTCTCGCTGTCCAGGTACGAATCATCGGGCTGCCCGTAGGCGTTGCGCTGATACGTGGTAATGGCGCGTTCGATGCGGTAGCTGCCACCGTTGTAGGCGGCGGTGGCCACCCCACTGGTCAGCAGCGACTGCCGTTCGGTCAGGGTGAAACGATCGCTCGCGGCGGCCGGGTCGATGCCCACCAGCACGCCGGTTTGCGTCGGCCGCGCCGGGTCGGTACTGATGAACACGGCAGTGCGGGCCGCCCAGGCGGCCGCCACCTCCCACGCTGGCTGCGGCACGCCCCGTTCGAAGCCATGGACGGTGATATGCGGATCGTTGCGCAGGCGCCCGGCCGCGACCAGCTCACCGAGGGTGCCACGCTTGGCGCTGTAGACATGGCCGTACAGTTGCTTAGCCCAGGACCAACGACCGGCGCTGTCGTCCATGGTTTCTTTCCAGGCGTCCAGGGTGTCGGCATCGGTCCAAGGCTGGGCGATAAATTCGAACTCTTCGTCGCCCAGCGCGGCCAGCGCGGCAGCGGCGTCAGGGCTGCCGACACCGCCGGTCATGCTGGTGGTGACGATGGTCAGCCCCGCCGGGGTAACCTCGCTGTTCACGCGGCCCAGGCGATTGAGTTGCACCTGAATGTCGTTGCCCAGCTCGCCCTTGAACTTGGCCTGAAGGGTGACCACGCCGGCGGCTACCGTGGCGGTCACCGGCAGGTCGATCGCCTCATTGATGGCCGCCGCCAGGGCGGTGGCCACCGCATCGGCCGAAGCGCCCGCCACAGCCAGGGCGCGTACGCGCTGCCCGGCGATGTACAGATTGACCAGGCCGGCCGACTCGACCGACCCCGTTACGGTAACGGTGCCAGTGGCAGCCACGCCGGTGGCGACCTTGAGCGGCAGACACCACACCTCGCCGGCGACGTCGATTGCGCGCCAACGGGCGTGCATGCTGGCCAGCATCGAACCGGCGCCGCCAATGTCCTTGGCCTCGCTGGTCCGCGACACCAAGGTCAGGCGGCCAATCTCGGCGCCGTCGGCGTCGTCGTTGACCTGGCCAATGAGCAGCCGGCGCAAGCTCGATGCGCCGCTGTTGGCCATGGAATTGTCGACTTCGGCATAGAACAGCGGCACGCGAATGTCGCTGGGGATGTTGCTGAAACTCACGCTCATGGCGTCTTGCTCCCTCGGGTGCTGGCTTTCTGCTCGACGGCATCACCGTCGCTGATGCGGCGCTCCCAGTACGCGTTACGCGGCACCGAGGCGCCGCCGGCGGGCAGCAGCTCGCGGGGGTTGTGCGGCATCGGGCATTCGCGCCCGGGTGCCGGCTTGAGGTTGATGGTCTTCATGGGGTCAGGTTCTCCCGGGTGGTGAACTCGACTCGCCCGTCAGGCCCTGGGGCTGTGACGTTGGAGTCTTTCAGGGGGTTGATGAAGTCGAAGCGGGTGTCGATCCCGTCCAGCGCGGGCAATCCGGCCAGCTGCCATTCCTGCCAGGTCTGCGGCTTACCCTGGCCGGTCTGCTCCCAGCGACCCAGCTGCAGGTCGGCATAGAAGCGGTAGCGGTAAACCGCCCGCTCGCGGTCGAGCAGCAAAAGCTGGCCGCCGTCGTACAGCAACGGCCCCGACTCGGGGTCAGGCTCAAAGCCCACCAGGGCGCGCCACAGCTGGGCGCGCACGTCGTGCAGCACGTCGACCACCGACTGCCCGCGCTCATCCACCGTTGGCAGCACCACGCACACGTCGATCGCGTCGCGCACGTCCTGGGTGATGACGTTCTGCGCGGCGGGCTCGTCGGCCGAGTCGCCCACCGCGATCACGTAGGCCGCCGGCACTTCCAACTTGGCGCTGTCGGCGGTCGGGTCCCAATCCAGGCCACCGGCCACGCGTTCTTCGAAGCCAGGCGCATAGGCGCGCAGCTGCTCGATCACAGGCGTGATTTTCATGTCGGTTCTCAGTTGAGCAGCGCGGCGGCGAAGGCCTGCTGCAGGATGCGTTGCACCTCGGCGCGACTGTCGGTTAGCGCGTCGGTCATGTAGTTGTCGCGGGGCTTGATGCGCCACCCACCGCCCTGCTTGCGGCGCACGCCGTAATGCAGGTACGCCGGATAGAACGCCCGCATGCTCGCGGTCTTGTTCGGGGCAATCCGTACCAGAAAGCCCGAGCGCGACAGCTTGAAGCCGATCGAATCGGTGGTCGCACCCGACCGGTTGATCGGGTAGCCCTCCTGGCCGCCACCCAGCGCCAGGTTCATCTGCGCCCGGCCGGTGATCAGCTGGCCCACCTTGCGCATGCCGGCGCGGATCTTTCGCTTGTTGAAGGCCTCTTGGTCGAACTTGTCGAAGCCGTCAACGTGCAGGTAGCCGTCAATCGAAACGGAGTTGGCCACGACCACCTCCCGTCGGCGCGTTGACAGCACCCAACTCCTCCACTTCAACCACAGACCAGATCTGCTCGCCCGCAAGCTCCGTGGGGCGCTTCACCCGATAAACCCGCCCACGGCCAACGAACTCACAGTCGGAAGCCAAGCCGTCAATGAAGCGACAGTACAAGCGGTGCGTAACACCGGTGTTGGTTTGCTGCGCTGCGGCATAGGTTGCGGTGCCCAAGGGCTCAACCTTGACCCAGCGCCAACACACATGCGCCAGGTCAGACTCAAGCCCGGGTCCAATCGGTTTATCGGACCGTCTTCGCACCTCCATGCGATGTTTCAGCTCACCCGAGGCGGGTGCCCGCGTGCTCACTCGCAGTGCCATAACTAGAACCTCGGCGGGACGGTGATATCCGCCAACAGGTGGTCGACAAAGCTCGCCGGCACTTCGGCCAAGGATTGCCCCACGACCAAAAGCCCCCGATGGGTGAATGCCGTTTCCGCCGCCATCAGTAGCCAGCTGAGCACACCGGGATAGGCTTCCAGGTCCGCCCCGGCCCGGTAACGGATACGCAACCGGCCAGCAGGCCTGCCGGCTGGGAAGTGCAGATAGCTCTCCTTCCCGCCCTGGCTAAGCTCCACCTGGCCGACGTAGGGGATCACCTGACCTGCCTCTCCCAGCACCACAACGGACTCGACGGCAACCACCTGGCCAATGTCCAACGAATGGCCCGACGGATACGCCGCCGGCCAGTCCTCCTCGTAGATTGCTTCACGGATCGCCGCCCCTGTTTTCGATTCAGCCTGTGCAGTAACCCCAGGGATGATGATCAGGTCGATCAGCTCGGGCTGCAGGTCTTCTGGCTCAGCCCGGCACTGAAATGCCACCTGTTCCAACGTCAGCACGGGCGCCCCCGTGTAGGCGATGCGGCGCGCCATGATCAGGGTTTCTCTTCGTCGTCATCCGGATCAGTAGTGGTCGAATCCGGATTCGGTGGTGGCTCCGTCGAAGGGCCGGACTGGATTGGCTCTTTCGCCGCCGGAGCGGGCTTGCCCTTACCACCACCGGACTTGCCAGCTTTCTTGCCGTCGTGCAATTCAGCACGGCCGCCTTCGATCAGCGACTGCGCAACATTTTCCTCGAAGCCCGCCACTTCGCCCTTGCTGTAACCGCGCCAGGAGCCGGTGAACACAACAATTACCTTTGCCATAACTTCCATCCAGTCGAGCGGCCCCGGCCAATCCGGGGCCTGGGATTACATGCCAGCGCCCCACTTCACGCCGACCGCCACAATGATGCTTTCGACGTGACGCGGGCCGAAGTCGTGTTTCGCGATGACACGCAGCAAGGTCTGATCACGCTGGAAGGCGCTGACCATGTTGCCCTCGGCATCCTTGTAAGAAGCCTCGTTACTGAAGCTCAGGGTCAGGTCCATGTCCTCGCCGATCATGCAGTCGGCGAAGTTGACGAAGTAGATCTCGGTTTCATTGCCGTCGGCGCCGAGGTTCACCGGGATCTGGTTGCTGAGCCCTACCGGATAGCCCTTGAGCATGCCGGCATCGATCTCCGGATAAGCTTTATTGCCATTACCGTCACGGAGCGCCTGCAGCCAACGCAGCACCCGTGGCGCCATCAGCCAGCCGCACGACTTCATCATCACGTTCGCGGTTTCCAGGCGCAGCATCATGCCGCCCAGGAACATATCGATCTTTTCCAGCGTCAGGCCATCGACCGCAGGCGCTGGCAAGACGTTGAACGGCAGCGCCCAGTAGCGCATCCCCTTGGGCAGCGAGCCAGAGCCATCAGCGCGGATAAAGTGCAGATCCTCCGACAGGCCCATGCTCACGGTCAGATCACTGAGCACCAGGCCATCGACCCGTGGGTTAACCCCGCTCATGGCCAATAGGTCATTGGAAATCGGCACGATAGCGGCGGCCTTTTTCGCCGAAAGCTTGGTGTCGCCGAACGCCATGCCGGTGATCGGGATATCGGTATCGCTGCCGATGTACGTCACCACGGTGTTGCCGGTGATACGCGGCTGGGTCAGGTTGCCGTTGTTCAGCGGCAAGCTGGTGACGCCCATCTTGCGGACAATGGACACCGGCCGAAGCGACTCGATGACCTCGGTAGCGAAGTTCTGCGGCACCAGCACACCGCCGGCACCCGGGGTTACGACGCTCAACGCCATGTGAACATCAGCGGGGAAACCGCCGTCCTTCGCCATTTGGGCGGCTGTCTGCTGGTTGCCGTGGGCAGAGGCCAACAAACGAGCCATCTGCGCCATGCCGGTACCAGGCTTGGCCTTTTCGCTGAATGGGCCGGAAATGTTGCTGCCCGGCGGGCCAGTGACGCCTTGAGCCGACTCGGTGACCGGTACCGCGCTGGCTGCAGCCAGCTGCTCGGCCGACTCGGCCCGCTTGATCTTGGCCGTGAGGTCATTGATCTGCGTTTCCAGGCTGGTGAATTGCTGCAACTGCTCGGCGGTCAAGCTACCGCCACCTGCCTCGATTTGGGCAAGGGCCTGTACCTGGGCGACCAGGCCGGCGCGCTCGTTACGCATTTGAAGTACAAGGGACATGCTGCCTCCTGGGCATAAAAAAACCCGCACTAGGCGGGTCGAAATACAGTTGATACGGCGGGATCAGGCGAGCGACTGCATCGCTAAGGCTGCTGCTCGCACGCTGATACGGCTCGTCTGGCGTGTTGCACGGTTCTGCGCAACGGCACGCGACAGCTCGTCAACGGTGTGTTGCGGGTTCTGCAGGCGATCCGCCAGCCCCGCATTGATGGCGGTCTGTCCGCGATACAGAGCGGCCTCGGTGCCAATCACTTTGGCGACCGGCAGGCCACGGTAGTCGGCAACAGCACTGACAAACATCTGGTAGCTCTCCTGCACTAGCTCGTTGAGGAACTTCATCGATTGCTCGGTGATGGGTTCATGCGGGGAAAGATCGTTTTTGTGTGCCCCGGCGTACACCGTAGTCACCTTCACGCCCATCCCCTCCTCCATCTTTGAGCGATCCATATGGCTAGCAATCACCCCGATGGAGCCGACACCGCTGGTGCGACTCACCACGATCTCGCTGCACGCCGAGCCGATCAGGTAGCCGCCGCTGTACGCCATGAAGTTCACCAAGCCGGTGATAGGCTTCTGCGCGGTCATCGCCCGGATATCCTCGGCCAGCTCGAAGGCGCCCACGGCAGAGCCACCAGGACTGTCGATATCCAGCACGATGTGTTCGACCAATGGATCAGCTACTGCGCGCTGCAGCTGGGAGCGCAGCCCTTCGTAACTGGTCATGGTTTCGCAAGCGTTGAGGTGACTGCCGCGACTGACCAGCACACCGCTGACCGGGATGACCTCAATCCCGGTCTGGGCAATGGCATTGCGCCGCTGCTCGTCTGCGTAGGCCACCCGGTCGATCGGGTCATCATCCTTCCAGAGCTGGGCCGAGCTGCCTCCGAGGTTGATGATGTTGAGGCTCATGGTCTGATTGGCCCAACGCACGCCCAGGTCGAGCATGTCTGGCGTGACCAGCAGGGGTTGATTGAACAGCAGGCTGGAGGCCCGCAGATAGCGCTTACTCATTGGGCGAGGATCCTCCCGATCTCGGCGTGCTGCAGCTCCAGCTGGGCGCGCACGGTGGGGTTGTTCAGGTCGGGCTGCTTGCCAGCATCAACCATATTGAGGGGCTGCAGGTAGATGTCACCGCCCTGCACGGGCGGCATGTTCTCCAGCCGCCGGATGTCGTTAACGCTCAGCCAACCCCACTGGCGACCGATAGCGTAAGCCTCATAGCGGCTTTTCTGGTCACCGCGCAGCAGCCCGGACAGGTTGAACTCAATGAAGTATTCCCGGCGATCCTTCGGCAGCAGGAAGTCGCGCATCATCGCTTGTTCATGGCGCTTCACCCAGGGCAGTAAGGCGAACACCACGAACTGGATCATCAACTGCTCCAAGGTGTTGTAGTTCGACTTCTCCAGGTCGTTCACCATGGGCAGGGGAATCTTGTAGATCCGCGCAATGTCCAGGCCGGTCAGCTTCATGATGCCGACGATTTCAGCGTCGACGTTGGTCATCGACACCGGCTTGAAGGTCATGCCCTCCTGCAGCAGGGCGACTTTCTTGGCGTTGTCCATACCGCCGAACTTCTGCCCCCACTGATCGACGATCTTGTCGATGGTGCCCTGATCCTTGATCGCGGGTGCCTCGCGGGGTCGCTCGATCACGCCGGACACGGCCACGCCGTTGGCAAAGCTTTTGCCGGTGTACTGGCGTACCGCCTGAGTCAGCCCAATCGCGTCAGCATGCAGCTCAATGGGTGATAGCCCAACATAAGGGTTCGTACCGAACCAGCGAACGTGATGCACCATCCGCATGGGCACCGACTCGCTGGTACCAATCCGGTAGTAAGGCAGCAGGTCGGCGCCCTTAAGCACCTGGACCTGCTCGTTCTTTAGTGACCACAGCGCCGTGACGTTGCCATCTTCGCGCCGGTCGATGAAGCTGAAGGCGTTACCCCGCAGGCCGGCCGCCCCCTGGTGTCGCTCCATGTATTCACAGGGTGTCTGGAACGGGTTGGGCTGATAGCGCAGCACGTCGTACAACGGGTGATTGATCGCCGCATCCCGCTGCCCCTTATCCTTGCGCTGGAACAGCTCCAGAGGCAGCTGCGCCACCGTTTCGGCCAGCAAGGTGACGCAGTTTTGCAGGATGGGCAGGGCAAGCGCAGACTCTGGCGTTACCGCTCCACCAGCCGAGCTTCGACCGCCACCGAGTAGACCGCGCCAAAAGCCGCTGTCCGGACTGGTCAACGTGCCCGCGCCCGAAGCGAGCAAGCTGGAAAAGAACATGGTCAGCCTCCTTCCCTTGCCACTTGGTGCGCCGCTGCCTGATCGGCCAACTTGGCCCAGACCAACAGCCCTACCCCCGCGACGATGAATGCGGCAGGTCGATGCACCATCCAGACACCCGCGACCAGCAGCGCGAAGCCCAGAAGGCCCGCCACCCAGGATGCAATTACCAACTTCATATACCTACCCCTTCGTCGTAAACCGACGTGCCTGATGCTTCGGAAATGTCGCTGCTGATGCCAACCGCCATCACTGCAGCGACAATGCCGTCGATACGGCCCGTGGCTTTGGATTTGTCGACCTTCCGATTGTTGGCTGGGTCGAAGACGATCACCGCGTTGCCTGCGTTCCAGGTCATCACGGGGTTGTCGTCGTGCAGCAGGGTCTCGACCACCTCTGTGACCGTGGTGACCTCCGACACAACCTCGAAATCCTCGGGGTCCAGGTCGATCACCTCAGAGGGCTCGGCCTTGCGGCCCAACAAGCGCCGCTCGAACTCATCCACCGCCGGTCCCATGTCCTTAAAACCTTGGCCAAAAGGCTTGAGCTCGGGCAGCGTGATGCCGTTGTCGGTCATCAGCTGCAGTAAGTCCTCGATCCGCCATCGATCGTAGGCAATTCGCCGCACATCGAAGAAATCGCAGATCGTCTGTAGCCGCCTGAGCACGTGCAGCTTGCTGATGGCCCGACCCGGCGTCGTTTCAAGGTGGCGCTCTTTGATCCACTGCAGGTACGGAACACGGTCGCGTTTCTCCCGCCCCACCAGGTCCTCGTCGGGGATCCAGAAATACGACAGAGAGCGCCAATGAGGGTCGTAAGGCGTTGGGCTGAACATCAGCACGAACGCCGTCAGGTCCGTGGTGCTGGATAAGTCGAGCCCGCCGACGCATGGCCTGTTGCGTAGAACTCGCATCGGCACCCGCTCGGCGGCACCGCTCCAGATTTCCCACGACAGCCACGGCGATGTCGCCTGTGTCCACTCGCAGAAATTCAGGCGCCTGACCACAGCCTCCTTGGCTGGCAACCCCTTAGCCTCGGCCACCTGCTCACGCAGATACTTACGACCAGGAATGCCATCGGTCTGCCCCTCAAGGATGTAGTCCAGCGACGGGTTCACCTTCGGCCAGCACGCTTCGTCCTTGAAAGGGTCGTCCCCCTTATCGAGCGAGCAGATGAAGGCAAAGAACGCGTCGTTATGCTCTTTTCCTTCACAGATTCGTACGCCAAGGTCGTGATACTGGCCACACACCGAGCCCTTATCGGAACCACTGTTGGTGATCATCACGATCAATGCCCGGCGCCGGAACTTGGTACCGGCTCGCATCATGTTCACGGCACTGGCGGTCTTGTGCTCATGCAGCTCATCGATCAACGCCACATGGGGCCGGGGGCCGGACTGGCCGTCGTCGGAGCTGATCGGGCGGAAAAAACTGTTGGTCGCGGGATAGAAAAGGTTCCAGACCTTCTCATCACGCCCGGACTGGACAAGGCGCCCGGCAAGATGCGGCGCCATGTTGACCATCGCTACCGCATCGCGGAACAGGATCTGCGCCTGGTCCTTTTTCGTGGCTGCTGCATACACCTCCGCTCGTTGCTCGCCGTCAGCAACCAAGCCATAAAGGCCGATCCCGCCAACCAGCGGCGACTTGCCCGAGCCCTTGCCGGTTTCAATGTACGCCTGGCGAAACCGGCGGTAGCCATCATCGGTGTACCAGCCAAACAGGCTGCCGACGATGAACGCTTGCCACGGTGCGAGGCGGAAGGGCAGCCCCTCAAAGTCGCCACCGTTCAATCGAAGCACGTCTTCGAAAAAACCTATGGCGCGTAAGGCAGCTTCGGCATTCCAGATCAACCCGCGCTCATGCCCGCTGTCCAGGTCCAACAGATGGCGCCGCGCAGCGTTGCGAACATCCGGCCCGGCGACGATTGAACCAGCCAGCACCTGGTCCGCAAACGCCTTTACCCGGCAGTCAGCTGAAATACTTTGAGGCAGCGTCTCGTTCTGCATTCGGGAACAAATCTCCTTGTGCCGCCGGTGCGGCTCTCATGTTCCGGCGCGCCAGGGGAGATAACCCGAACTGAGCACCGGCCGCGTTGGCACGCTTCTCAGCGTCGTTGGCCAACTGGCGCAGCACATGGGTCTGCTGCGCGCCGGTCTTGAAGGTCTGCACCTCACCGCCCAGGCCATCCAGTGACTGGGCATTGCGCTCAGCGATCAAACGCTGGAAGCGCAGCCAGTCGCCGTAGGCCTGGCAGTACGTCGCAAGCGCCAACTGGTCGAGGCGTGACACCCAACCCAGTGCAAGTAGCGCCTCAGTGATGCGTGTCCACTCGGCGGCCGCGTCGCCCGTGAGGAAGTCCGGCATAGGCGGCACGCCGACCGGCACCGCAGGGTCTTTGATTTCGTTCATCAGCTGCGCAGGTGAAAGCTTGCTGCGGTTGCCGTTGAGCAGATGCACCGATGCGGGCAGCCCAGGCCGCCCGGAGTTACCGTTTCCGGCCATGGAAACCTCCAAAATCTGATACCCCCCCTCCTCCATTTTTCCCGGTTTTGCACACGGAGGTGGGCATGCGGTCAATGAGAGGGCGAGGGAAAAGTTTTTCACCCCCCCCTACCCCGGCAGACCAGGGCGGGCGGGGATCGGCTCAACGCCGGTTCCAGTGGTGGTTGGGGTCAAGCGGCATGCCCGACGGGCTGCAGCCAGCCACCCGCCCGCTGCGCTCCAGCCTCTGCTTCACCGAGTCATGGCACAGTTTGCAGAGTGGCTGCCAGTTGTCCTGGTCCCAGAACAACTTCCATGCAGCTTTGAGCTTTTCAGGGTCACCAGCTTCCTTGGATTCCTGCAGCCGGGGCGCAAGCCTGTGGTCCACCACTGTGGCGGCCACTGGGCGGAAGGCTGTCGAGCACATCGAACAGAACGGATTGGCCGCCAGAAACACTTCACGGGCCAACCGCCAGCGGTGACCGTAGCCGCGCGATGCGCTGCTACCCCGCCGTTCGTTACCCTTCATGGCTGGCAGGCGGCACATCGCACACGCCCAATCGCTTTGCCGCCCAACGCTCGTAGAGGCTGATTGCGACATCAGCACCCGCCATTGCGGTCAGGCACCCGAACGCAGCCGCAGACCAGAGAGACGCCCCCATCGAATACAGCAGCATGATGGTGGACAAACCGCAGACAATGCAGGCACCCGAGCGCAGCACAATGCGCCGCACCAGCGCCCAACCACGAACGCCTGCCTTGTCCGCCCTCCACATCTCACCCGACACCCCGCCAACCAGGGACAGAATGATCACCATCCAGATCGGCATTTCGACTAATGCTTGTTGCTCGCTGTTCATGCAGGCCTCATTGGCAAAAACACGGCGCCGGAAAAAGAAAACCCCGCCAGTTGGCAGGGTTCTCGATGCACCGACAGGTCGGGGCGGGTTGCACAGCACAGTGCTTGTGGGGGAAGCGCCTAAGCGCACTTTTGATATCGTGGTGACTTTTTACAGGTCACCGGAAAAACCGAAAAGAGGCAATTTACGGTTCGTCGCCATGTGGCCGCTATGTAGCATCAATGTTGCACACAAGTTGCATTGTGACCCGACGAACGGTCTGTTGCCGAACGCGGCCAGAGCGGGCGGCCAGCTGTGCAAACACCCGCAGGTGCAGGGCCTTAACCCAGTTCCGATAGGTCCTGTCAGCACCTTCGGCAAGCCCGACCAAGCGCATCTGCTCCCTGATCGTGACCTCATGGACGTAACGCAGCTCCGCCAGCTTGGCCAGCGTGACCGCCCGCTCATCCCCGCGAGCCAACTCAGCAACAGCGGCATCGACCTCGGCAGCGGCGTGGTCCAGGCCAGCGCCCGCCATCAGGATCCGGGCACCGGAAGAGCCGGTGCGTGGCGCCGATCCCTTCCATTCCATGATCGTCCCCATCTGGCTACCGAGGCTGGCTTCCAACCCCAGCTGCCGGCGCTGCTCACCCCAGTGGTGCATCAGCTCAGCCACCAGGCGCAGGCGCTCGGTTTCATCGATCAATGCCGCCATGTCCTTCTGGTGCTGGGCCAACTGCACCAGGTGCTGAAGGCGTATTCCCACATCCATCGTCATCGCAATTCCTCCGAAACCAGCACCCAACACACATTTAGCCAACCCAACACAAACCCAACACAGATAAAACTCAATAAATTCAATGCTTTATTAGTAGGCGTGTTGAGTGTGTTGGGTTTGTTGGGTTTTTGAGTCCTCGCATAGGTTTTTTTATTGGCCTGCCGAAGGAGGTGAAAGAAGTCACCCGCACGCGCACGCGCGCGCAAACCCAACACACCCAACACAGGGGTACGGGAAGCCTTAATTTTTGGGGGCTCTATGCGTGTTGGGTTGCTCAGACCGACCCAACACAAACCCAACACACCCAACACAGGGGCTCTTGGTTTCATGCCGCGACCCCCTTCACGTGATCCCACGCGTCGACGTTCCACCCTGCAAGTTTCGCCTTGCTGCGCCAGGTGATCACGGCTTGCCCCAGCTCGGCCGCATTGAACGATGGGGGCAGGGAAGCCTCGGGATCATCAGGGAAGAAGAACGCCGCGAATCGGCGGTTACTCCCCTCTGTCCATGGAATCGAGCGCGTCTTATCGACCGTAGCACTGAGCATGAGTGAGAACTTGGTCTGACTCATGGCGTGCTCCTTGTTACGCGAGCACCACTCAATAAACAACGCGTACAGGTCGGTCGCGAGACAACAACCCCATAGACCTCGCCCAAGCTCTCCAGTTTGCCAGAGGTGAAGAAAAGTTTGCCATGCTGTACGACTCAGCGCGACCAAACGTTGCCGAGCCTCAGTCTTGGGAGGCCGAGTCCGCTGGTTGAAATCTTCGAGGTCGACCGCGAGCAGCCAACCGTATAGCGCCGCCACCCCGCCGCTGCTCAGCTCCCGACCGATAGCTTTTTGGCGATCAACTGGCAGTGTTTGCAGAGGCCACATCACAAGCATCCGGCGATCATCTTCGCTGATGGGCCACGGCATGATTTCGTTGCTCAGGAAGACCGCATTCATGTGGTTTGCTTCTTCCCAGCCGTTGATGAACTTCGACTCCATCCGCACGGTCTTGCCGGTGATCATGTGCTTGATCTTACCGACCTGGTTGTAGCGTTGGTCCCGGCTTACGACCTCTTCAAACACAGCCCAAAGCTTCCGACTTTGCCAGGCATTGAAGCTACCCTCCAACTGCGTCTGCCCAACGGTCGCAGCGTACTGGCCGTACAACTGGCCGAAAATGTCTGCGAATAACAAGCTCTTGCCTGAGCCCTCCATGATGGAATGCATAAGCACCGCCGTGTCCATCTTGGCTCCCATGTTCTGCAGCGGGTATGCCAACCACTTCGTCAGCCAGCTCAAAGCTTCCTCGTCATGGTTGCAGAGGAACGAAATCAACCAGCGCAGGTTTTCGCACGCTGCGTCATCACGCACAGGTTCCAAGGGGAGCCCCTCGAAAGTGTTGATGTAAAGGTTGGGATCCTTGGTCATGGTGGGGTCGAATACGATGTGGTCTACATCCACAACGCGGCGATCTTGGCTGTTGAGCCACCACTTGTACTCTTCCCCCATGGCCATTTTCACGGCCCCTTCGGCGATACGCCGCTTCTTCTCCCTGTCCCATACGTCCTTGGTACCGTCGATGTACACGTACCGCTCGATGGGGTCGAGCTTCAACGCGCTACCCTTCTTGGCCGACAAGCGCCGGGCCTGATCAAGTTCCTGAGCTTGATCTGTTGCGATCAGCTTCTTATCAGTCCGCTCCATCCACTCCTTCGCGAGTGGCTTGCCGACCAGGGCCTCGAAGCCTGTCCGCTTCATCGACCGCCCCTTGTCCAAGTCCCACACGCTGGTGGTGCCTTCGACGAGGGCGAAGCGGCGCATCGCACCATCAATATCCAGGGCGCCACCCCCTGCCCCCCCGGTACCCGAGGAGCCGGCCGGGCTAGATGCTCCGGCGTCAGAATGGGAATGGGGAAGGTCTTCGACGTCGTTGTCAACGACTGTGGCCTGGTCGGCCTGCTCGGCAACTGATGGGGCATGGGGAAGTTCGCCCAGTGCCGGCGGCGCCGGGGAACGAGATTTCGCATCAATGCCGAGGATCTGTGCTGCAGCCTTCGTCGCAGCCCTCTGGTCGCCGTCGTGCATCAGGATGCAGAACACGTCGAACGCATCGTTCTTATGTCCGTTCGCCAGCGGGTCCGAGGTGTGATGCGAGTAGAGTTTGCCATCAGTGATAGTCACGCCAGGCGCCCCAGAGCTGCTGTGCGGACTCAACCACTTTCCGTCAATGCGCTTGTAACCGTGCGCCTCAATCATCGTGGCAATGTCATGCATGCGATTGAACTCAGGGATGACCTCGGGGAGCCGATCACCGGATCTCGCTGCAACTGGTGCTGGGTTGGCTGCTGGACGAGCTGCCCGCGCAGGCGTTGCGGCCTTCGGCTTCCATGGGCAAGCGGCCTCCCCTTTCAGTTTGAACGCATCCCAGTCTTGCCAGATGGTCAACAAGTCGACTGGCAGTTCAGGCAAGCCTTCTGCAACTGGAGGGGTTCGCCATGCGTAGGGCTTTCGGGTGCCAGGGTGAATGGATGGCGGCAGGACGTCCTGCACCAGGCCGCCCCGCAGCTCGAAGACCGTGACTTTTTTGAAAGGATCAGCCGCCATGCGGAAGGCCGCCTCACGCTCCGTATCTCCGGCAGCCTTAGCAGCATTCGCTTGCGCCATGATCCCTTTGTAGATGGCGCCATCAGGGTCGTTCTTGTTCGGCCACACCAACGCGTGACGGCTCAGTTCCACCCCCTCGGGAACGCGGAACATCACACGGAAACGCTCAGGATTGCCGACAGAGGTCGGGTATGCGTCAGCCAGTGCGTCGACGTCAAGCCCCAGCGTTTGCTGCAAGACCAGCCTAGTCAGCGCGACGTCGTCAACGTCAAGCGAGCAGACACGACTCGGCCCGAGCACAACTCCGAGGTTGTGGCTCGGGTTCGCAGTCCAGAAAGCTTCAGCTTTCGAGGCGTCAGTGAAATAGCCACTGGGCTTGTTCCACCCGGCGCCCTTCGGCCCCTTCTCACCTGGTTCAATGGGAACCAGGGCGAGATCGAAGGTTTCAATGTAACGCCGCGCCCAATCAGCTGTAGCGCGAGTTGGGCGCTCGCTCATCTCCGGCGCTCCCGTAGACCTTGGCAATCAACACAGGTCTCGCAACCCGCAACCGACTGCTGACGTGCCAGCGGGATCGCCTCATCGCAGTCTTCACAGAACTGGGCGCTGGGCTTTTCAGGGAGACGGGCAAGGCGTTGCAACGACAGCTGCAGGAAGTACTCCGCGTGGTCATTGGCGAAATCGACGGCGTCAGCCATGAGCTTCGTCCTCCATGGCTTGGCGGGCACCCGCCATGATCGCCAAGACCTGGCGGATTACATCCATCCCGCGGTGCTCGAGATCCAGCACTTCGGCCTCCGTCCAGACGTTGTCGGCGGCGCCATCGTGCAGACTACCGACGAATTCACTGGATTCTTCCAGCAGCTTGGCGACTGCCTGGAGCGCTTGATTAGTCGCCGGAACGGGCTCCGGGCGATACCAGACGACACCGGCCGGGCGCATGAGGGCATCAAGCAGCCGCGTATCTTTGGTCCAACGGACGATTTCTTCGATCTCGTCCGGGCTGGGCCAGCGCCGCTCTTCAGTGGGGTGGAGTTTCTTCTGCAGGGTATCCACGTCCATGACCATGTCGAAGGCCAGCTTGGTGATACCACCATGGTAGTCACGACCGGCGCGATAAAGCGCCTGCCGCAAGGCGAGCACCGGACCTGCGTCCGGCAGTAGATCGATGCGACTCATAACCGTAAATCCTCGGTTTACGGTGTAGCCATAGGGTTAGGTAGGACCTATCCTACAACTACGACCTGTGTGCGGTGCCTCACGTGCTGTGCGGGCATTGCATGCGGTAACAGTCATCCGGTTGAACTTGTGAGAGAGGACACCGGGTGACGAGAGTGTTGGCGTTTACGCCTTCATAGCTGGGCTGGGAGGTGAGAGTCCCGGCTCAGCGTTCTTACTGTTTTCCTTGCCGTAAGTATCCCCAGTCGATGTCCGGTCGAAGCGACTCACAACGAATCTCCCCACCCGTTTCCCGGTCCAGACTGACGGCCAGCCCCGCACTCGCGCGGCGGTTCCCGTAGGCCACTTGTTTCAGCTGACCAACCGATGTTCCGCAGCGACGTGCGAGGGCATCGAGCCCCTCCTTGTCCATCGTCTTCAAGTACTCGCTTAGCGTCATAGACACCTCCATTGGCGATCAGATTAGCAATTGCTAATTATCAAGGCAATAGCAACTTGGAATTTACTGTTTGCTAACGGACAGCAATCATCGCCGCATGGATATCAACGAAAGGCGTATCGCCTCCCTCCGTACGATCATGGGTAACCTGAGCCAGAAGGAATTCGCCGAGGCTCACGACCTGGACGCGTCGTACCTGTCGCAGCTGCTCAACGGCCACCGGAAGCTGGGGGAGAAGGCTGCGCTGAATCTCGAACTCAAAATTGGACTTGCAGCAGGGACGCTGACATCTCCTCCTGCGGAGGAGCCCTCCACCGCAGCCCCTGCCAACGTGGTTCGCCTGCCCACCAGGGCCGCGAAGGACAAGAACTACGTGCTGATCCCGCACCTCGACATTGCGGCATCAATGGGGCCTGGCAAGGCAGCCCCGGAAATGCACATTGAAGTCATCCGCGACATGACGGTTCACCTCGACTGGCTCAGGATGCAGGGCCTTACCTTCTCGAAAGTCGACAACCTGGCCATCATCACAGGCGATGGCGACAGTATGTCTGGCACGTTTGCGGACGGGGATGCCCTGCTCGTGGATCGCGGCATTACCGAGGTGAGAACAGACGCGATCTACGTCTTCACCCTCGACGGCGACCTCTACATCAAACGCCTCCAGCGCCTGACTGGCGGCCAGCTTCGGATGATCTCCGACAACCCCATCTACCCGCCGATCACCATCGATGAGTCGATGATCGAGCGCATGCATATCCAGGCCCGCGTACTGCTGGCCTGGAACGCCAAGAAGCTTTAACGGCCCCGAGTTGCGACCTACCGGCCATCCGCCGGGGCGCAACGACGCCTTGCCAATTTAGCACTTGCTATTGATCAATCATTTAGCTTTTGCTAATTTCAGTCCTGTGCCCCCTCTCTCACATAAAGGACACGGACGAATGAAATCAGCACAGCACAATGGATCGGTAGCGGTCCTCATCCACCCAACAGCCTGCAGCAGCCTGGCGAAGATCCAGGCGTTCGAGCGCAGCACCGGCTTGCAGTTGGTCATCTCCCGCGATGGCAAGGCCCATGCCGTTCCTTGCAACGGAGGTGCGGCATGAGCGAGTTCCAGATCTCCCTCCGCCAGATCATGCTGTTGCAGCACACCCTGGATAACGGCGGCACCGCGACCTGCAAGCTGCAGCGCCCCGAAACCACGGTCAACGCGCAGATCGACATCGAAAACGACAGCACGCACCACAGCATCAAGGTAACCCTCGGGTCGCTCTGCAGCAGCCTGCGCCTGCCGCGCGCCCTCTCCACCAAGTGCCAGTCCTTGAGGGACTTTGTGCAGGACCTGGCCAATGGCCGAGCTGACTCCGGCGCCCAGTCGGAAGAAGTGCTCGCACTCATGGAGGCGCAGGTCAGCGTTGAAGAGGTACTGCAGGCCGGCCAGACCGCCTACGTCATCGCTACCGTCAACCGCCAGCTCCCCCTGGGCGCCGTCGTTACCAACGACCAGGGCGATGTCTGCGTCGCTGTAACCGGGGCTAGCAAAGAGCACCTCGCAGCAGCGGTGCTCGCGAAGCTCCAGCCCGGCCCCGACGGCCTTGGGAAGTGCGCATGAGCACGCTAGACCACCTGCGCAGCGAGTTTTCCACCCCCTGTCCGACGCTAGCCGCAGTGAGGGAGCACTACTTCCCCCACATCGGTACCGACCGCCGACTCAGGGAACTCATCAACAAGGGCCAGATCGCCCTGAAGCTGAGCAAGCTGCATCACTCGGCCAAGGCACAGCACGTGGTCTACCTGAACGATCTGGCCGCTTACCTTGATCAACTGGCAGAACGCACCACCCATTCCGCTTGAACAAGGCGGCCCCGGCCAGCAGGGGCATCAGCCCGCCACCGACTCTCACCCCGCAAGGTGGCAGGCTACGACGGAGCACAGCACATGCAACCGCATCAACAAGTACTCGCCATGGGCATCCTGTGGCTGATTTCACTGATCGCCCTCACTTTCATCATTCCAAACGCGCGCCACCGCGCCTTCAACCGCGGCCTTGAAGTGGGCAAGCAGCTGCATAAAGCTGACCTCAAACTGCAGATCAAAGGCCTCAGGGACGATCTGGACGAAGCTCGAATCAATACTGAGGCCGACCAACGCAAGCATCACATGGCCGTGGCAGCTCTCAAACGCACGATCAATGAGCTTGAAGAACGGATCATGTCCTATACCGGACTTGCCGTGACCAAGTTCGACTACGACTTGCTGATCAATGCCAGCGAGACACTGGCCCTGGCTAAGAAAACGTGGAAGGCCGCCCAAGGCACAGAACCGTGGTGCACCCGGGCCATGCAACAGCACCAGGACATCCAAGCGCTCGCAATGCGCATCCACTCACAACTGCGCACCACCCCGGCCAGCACCGCGACAGTGGGGAATGCAGCATGAGCTTGCACGATCATCCAGCACCTGACGCAAAACTCGACGCAGCGGCTTGGCTCGGCCGGGCCGGGCTGTACCGCACTCGGTTTGACGCCGTCAGCAACTTCGAGCAGTCCGTCACGCCGGTTTCCGCCGACGAGCTGTTCAACCTCGCCAGCAAACAGGTACTCAGACAGATCAGTGAGGGGCGCCGACATGGGTAATTCAACACGTACCTGGCAGCTGATCAGCTTAATGCTAGCTGTGGCGCTGATCCTCGCCCTAATCAAGCTCGACCGCACCACCCCCACCAGCCGCCCAGTGACAGGCGCCTCATCAACTGTTGATAGCGCCACGAACCCTGAGCAGTTGGCACTGAGCCCGAACTCCCGCCGAGTCCATGAGAGGTACTCGCTGTGATCAATACACCCGCTTATATACCGAACGCCAGGGAAGCCAAGGGCGTGCAGACCTTCAGCCGTCCCGCCATGTCGGTCATCTGCGACGTCTGCAATACCACTCGCACGCGCGGAAACCATGAACGCTGCGCACAGATGCGCCAAGCAGCGGGCTTCACAACCAATCAGAAGCGCCGCGCAGACGCATCGCCTTGCCGAAGCCTCGACAATGCGGAGGGCGGAACGCCCGACAACAACATCCATCCTGACAAGCCAACCTCGCCAGTGGGAGCGCTGGAAAGTTGCAGCGAAGCAGTGAGCAACAACGAGGTGAGTAAATGAGCACACCTCGCTGGGTACTGATCAATCGCGCAGCCGAGCTAACTGGCTATTCCGAAGACGCCATTCGCCACAAGGTGAAGAACGGCACCTGGGCACAAGGCCGAATTTGGCGGAAGGCCCCTGACGGCCGCATAACCATCAACATCGCAGAGTATGACAAGTGGGCCGAGAGCGCATCACAAGTGGCCTAGAGGCCGAGCTGGCGAAGCACACTGGCATCGAGATACACGGCGGCAACTTGCGGATCGTCTTCATGTGGCGCCGCATCCGCTGCCGTGAGTCCCTTGGACTGCCGGTGACCAAAGCCAACATCAAACATGCCGCCCTACTCAGGGCGGCGATTCTTCATGAGATCAAGACCAATACCTTCGAGTACGGGCGACACTTCCCGAACTCGAAGCAAGCCGGGAACTACAGCAGCGCAAAGGACGAGCGCCTGGAGGCACTGGCAGAACGCTACAAACCGCTGAAGGCCATCGACATCACCCCTATGACCGAGGAGAAATACGCATACGCCATCGACATATGCGTCGAGCTGGTGGGAAAGGATCGATTGGCAGGCATCCTGCTGCCCGAGGATATCCATCTACTCCGGGCGCGACTGATCGAGACTCGCGCCCCATCGACCGCAAACCATTACTTGGCCACCTTTGCCGGCTTCCTCACCTGGTGCGAGAGCAACAAGTACTGCGTGGCCGGGCTCGCTGCTGCGTGCACACGCTTTGCCATGAGCGAGAAAGAGCCGGATCCACTAACGCACGAGGAGTTCGAACTGATCGTCACGAAAGGCTGCCTGCATCCTCAAGATGTGGCGGCAACTACGCTTGCCGTCTACACCGGACTTCGCCCAGGCGAACTCTGCGCGCTGGCCGTGGAAGACATCGACCTACAGGCAGGGAAGATCGAAGTAACCAGGGCGATCACCGCCGACGGCACATTCAAGCTCCCCAAGACAGGCAAGCCCCGCACAGTGCTGCTAATGGAGCCCGCGATCGAGGCCTGCCGAACCCTGATTGCCATCGTGTCCACGCACCCCAAGCGAGACATTCGTGTCTACCACAACCGGCATGAATGGCAAGACGAATCGGTCACCCCGCTCCTATCCCCCAGTACGCAGGCAAGGAAGCGGGTAATCAATGAGTGGTTCGTCTCAACTGCATGGAACACGAAATGGGCAGGAATTCAGCGTCGCGCCGGCATCCGACCAAGGCGTCCGTATCAGACACGCCACACCTACGCATGCTGGTGCCTAACGGCGCACGGGAATCTGGCGTTCATTGCTAAACAGATGGGTCACAAGGACTTCACGATGCTCGTTGAGGTGTATGCAAAGTGGATGGATGATGAGTCGCCACTCGAACTGCAGCGAATTTGGCAAGCGATCGTTAAGTCAAAGGAGAGCGCTTAAGCGCTCACCTTTGCTTTATCTTTAGGCGATTTCTTCTTCTTTTTCAGAAGTGGGGTAGCACATTGGAGGAATGTGCCACGAGTTCGCTTGCCTACCAAGGGCCCGACGAACTCATACTTAACCACCCCAACGTCCGACTTTGGCGGTCGCAGCACCAACTCGATATCTTGGCTGCGGAAAGCATCGTATTTATAGATACGAGTCTGCATGTCGATAATTTGAATGTCGAAAGCGGGTGCTTTTGCTTCACCCCGCTTCTTCTTCGGTCGAACGATCTTAATTTTGGCCAT